GCTTGCAGGTTCTTCTTAACTTCTTCTAATTCTTCTGGACTTAATCCCATCGCTACATATTGAACCATAATGGTTTCGCTTTTAATATTAGCGAGTATTTCCTGAGCTTTTTCCAGTTCAACGGTGTCAATATCAATACCCATTTCCATTAAGAAATCAGTTCCCATTTGTTGCTGACTTGAGATTAAATCGTCAATTACTTTGCTTAGGTCTGAATATTGTAATACTTGGCGTTTAACAGCTTCTGATACATTGTCAAGCTCAGGATATAATTCTTTAAGGTATTCAGCATAACCTTTATAATAATCTTCTGCACCAATATTTTCAAAGTGGTTTTTATATAATGTTTCTATTTCTTCAAGGTTTTTCTTAATTTCTTGTTCTCTTGAATCTAATTCTAATTTACGGAATCCCCTACTTTTTGCAGCTGCACTTTCATTATATTCAGTTATTTTCTTATTACTTGCAACTACTTCATCATATTCAGCTTGTAAAGAATTGCGTAACTTAATAAATGGATCTGCTATTGCATCATAACCCTTTAATGTTTTTGGAATTTGACCAAATACATTATTGAGCATTTCGAGTTTCATTATTGTATCACCTATTTTAAGGTCTTCCTCTAACTTAGCCCTTTGTGCATCTAAAACAGCCCAAACACTACCAGCCGATAATGCTGTTACTGCCGATAAAATACCAGCAAGTGCAGGGATTGCAGTTCCCGCAGCATACATACCAATTAACCTTAATGTTTCAGCTAAAGAAGCACCCTTAATCGCAAGTGCTGAAAATACAGGAATTAATGCTTTTACTTTAATTGCTACAGCAGCGGCGGTATTTAATCCAATAAAGCCTAAACCTAAAGCCATTATAATTTTTCTGTTTTCATAAGCTGCAACAGAGAATTCCACCATATTCCCAGATAATTCTTTTAAGTCTTCTGTTAATTTATCTACATCAATATCTTCTATAATAGGTATTAGCTCTTTCGAAAGAGTCTCTGCCATAAATATTGCAGCAGTAGTAACTGATCCAAATACAGGCAATAATTTATCACCAAATTCTATTCCTAAACTCTTAAATGCTTCAGATAATATTCTTTCTTGGTTTGCTAATTGGTGCTGTGTTCTTGTAAAGTCGCCTACAGATTTGAATGATTGATTATATGCTTCATCTAATACTGCTAAAGCTACTGCTTGTTTCTTATCATAACCAAGTTTTATTTCATAGGTTTTAATAAGTTTTTTAAGGTCAGTATCTTCCAACCTTAGAACAACTCCAAGTCTACGGATTGCACGCATATTGCCGGACATTGCGGAAATCATTAATTGTGTTACTTCAGTAGCATCCATTTGGATATTTTTGAATGATCGCAAGTCTAATGAAAGTGCTGTAATTCTACGTGAAAGTGATAATGCTTTTTCTTCTGTGAATCCAAAACCTACTAATAAATCCCCAGTATTACCTAAAAGTTCCTGTGCTGTTGCACCAGCCAACTTAAACTCATTTTGTAATGATTGAGATGTATTATGTGCAGCCTCTGTCATTGATGAGAATACTTGCTCAAATTTTTGTAGTGTTTCAACTGCATCTCTGGATACATTTTTTAGAGTAATAGAAAAATCAAGAGCCTTTTTTAACGCATAAACTACCGCAGCTGTTTTAATTAGTGTTCCAGTCATTCCACCAAAAACATTGTCTAATTTCTTTGTTTTTGTAGCAGTTTTATCAAACCGAGTTCCGGTTTTCTTAGCAGCTAATTCAGCACCCTTCATTCCACCCGATAGTTCACGTGTTTCTCTTGTTAATCTATCAACAGAACGGGAAAATTCATCAGTCTCACGTTTAGCTTTTTTATTGTCTACGGCTATTCTTATCCTGAAGTCTTTTGGCATTATCGCCCCTTATCTCAGCTATTGTGTTCTGGCAGGTTTTTAAAAGTTTATACCACCAAGCTGGCTGTTCTCTGTAGTTCCCTTCCCAAATATACATCTTAAAGCCTGAGTCTATTTCATTTACAAAATCTATTATATCTATATTGCATTGATAGACTCTTTGACCGTTATGGTCGCAAGTGTCATATTCTGAGCATTCTTTACAAAAACTTAACTCACCAGCTTTGCTTCTTATCAGCTCCCCTCCTGATTTGCCATTATTAATCAAAAAAAGGAGAGCTGTTTTTAGTTTTTTACTATATCTTCATCAACTTCGTTTTGTTTTTCAAAGTCGTCTATAGCTCGTGCAAATGCAATGTAAATATCCTGTGGAACTATTGAAAGTGTCTCATAAGAAAGTTCTTTATCAAGTTCCCATTTGCAACCATGACCAGTTAATGACCGGATAATTTTCCACATTATAACTTCAACTAAGTTTTTATATCCATTACTTTTACTGTATATAATTGAATAATCTGATTTTGTTAAAGCGTGTATTGTTCCTATTTTTGTTCCATCTTCTAATTTGACATCTTTCTTAAAATCTGGTCTCTTGTCTATCCATTCACATTTTATCATTTTTCCCCCTACGTAATTGTTACGGTTATTGGTACAACTGCTGAAGATCCCATTAATTGCTTAGTGAAATTTCCAGTAAATAAACACTTGTCTTTATCAGGCTTGGCATAATCTGTATATTGACCCTCTGTAGCTATTGTCCAAGTTGCTGTCCCATCAGTCAATATTATATTATCTGTTTGCGGTGTTTGACTCATTAAATTATCATAAGCTGTTGCATCTTTTACAGTATCATATATCCACTCAGCCGTTAATGTTCCGGTTGTAGCACATTTAGCGAGTGAAGTTCGTGTTTCACCATTTTGGAAACTTAAATCATCATCAACAAATTCATTAGTTAAATCAAGTGAGAATGTATTAAGTTTAGTCACTGCTGCTGTATCTAACAATGAGCAAGTTGTATCTTGCCATAAGAACGGTGTAAGTTCGGGATATGTAGTATCCGTAATACCTGTTAATATCCAACTATCGCCACCCGTACTTAAACCAACCATATCATCAATGGTTTTGGCTTTGAATGTCGCTGTGTAACCAATATAAGCACCATTCTTTGTTATAGATAATGTCTCAAGCCTACAACCTGTAGCTACAACTCCATCACCTAAGTCATCTGATGCTGCTGGAACTGCTTGAACTATAGTATATGAATATCCTGCTGCATCTGCTGCTATATCGGCGGCTGCTATTACATAAGCTCCTGTGGTTGCACCAAAGAACGCACCTAAGAGTTCTTCGTGTGTATCTGTTAGAACTCCTGATAGTGTTACTGTTGGAGCATTCCTACCATCGTAGCTTGTATTAACCATTGGTGCTAACGTCTGTGTCTTTTGTGGTAGAACAATCTGTTCATTACCGAATGTGTAGTCCATCATATCAGGAAGTTTCACGGTTGGTGTTTTAAATGCTGTTCCGTAAGTAGTTTCCCTTCCGAGACAAACTATAGTTTTATGAGCTTTTACTGTTGCCATTATAACCTCCTTTTAATGCACTGTAATTGCTATTGATATTGGAGCAACGGCTGTAGCAGCGGTTTTTCCAGCTATCTGTTTTGTAAAATTACCTGTAAATAAGCATTTATCTTTATCAGGTTTTGAATAGTCAGTATATTGACCTTCTGTTGTAATGGCCCACGTTGCAACTGCATTAACAAAACTTATAACATCAGTCTTTAGTGTTTGACTTAACAGATTATCATATACAACTGCATCTTTTGTAGTGTCGTAAATCCATTCTGCCGTTAAAGTGCCATTGGTTGCACACTTCTCAAGTGAGTTGCGAGTTTCACTATTCTGAAAACTCAAATCGTCATCTACATACTCATTAACCAAATCCAAGCTAAATGTATTCAACTTTGTGATTGGCGTGTCGTCCATTAATGCACAGGTGACATCTTGCCATAAGTAAGGTACTAATTCAGGATATGTAGTGGTAGCTGTATAAGCACCAAAACTAACATTATCATCAATAGATTTTGCTTTGAAAGTTGCTGTGTAACCAATATAAGCACCGTTTTTGGTGAAGTTTAATGTTTCTAATCTACAGCCAAGAGCAAGTACACCGTCACCAAGATCATCTGATGCTACTGGTATTGCCTGAATTATTGTGTAAGAATAACCAACAGCACCAGTTGCAACATCATCTGTCCCTATTACGTAAGGAGTTGCAGCGTCACCAAACATTGCAGTCAATAATTCCAAATGAGAATAAGTCAATACACCTGATAAAGTAACTGTTGGAACTTTTCTACCTTCATAGCTCGTGTTTACCATTGGAGCTAAGGTTTGTGTTTTCTGCGGTAAGGTTATCTGCTCGTTGCCAAACGTGTAATCCATCATATCAGGGATTAAAACAGTTGGAGTTGTTACCGCAGTCCCGTAGGTTGTCTCACGAGCGAGACCAACTATAGTATTACTTGCTGTTACTACTGCCATTTTTAATCTCCTTTACCTGTTTTTCAGGTTTGATTTTTACTATTCCGTAGATGTTCTTTGCACCACCTACAGCTTTGTACAATCCATCTGGAAGTTCATTCAATAAGGAAAGCCAATATTTCTTTCCTTCCCAAATAACTGCCATTTTTGGATGTCCTTCTTTAATTTTGAACTTCATTTTTATCTCCCTATGTCTAACGTGACATCTAAGTTTATTTTTCTGAGCATTTTCTTATTATTATAACCTACTGAATGACCTGTAAATTCATCCATATATTCACCTTTTTCAACTGAGTTCCATTCAATACAGAAAGCACCGCTTGTAGTTAAGAAAGCACTTGCAAGAACAGCGGTTTCAATTTCCACTTGTCGATCTGTGATTGTTTTTATCCTTGACTTATCAGTATCGTGATATAACCAAAGACTTACCCTAACAGATTTATTTAATGTCATATTTTGTTGTATTTCAGCAAGGTTTTCATCGCCTTCTTGTATAAGGATAGATGGAGCATTGCCATCTGAACGTGCCATATCAACATCTGAGGGGTACTCACCAACTTTATTGAATGTTGACAGCCCTTTCAATTCTGCTTTAAGTTTAGATATGAATGTAAATAGCTTATTAGTCATAGCAACCTCTGAAATGGTTTTTTGAATTGGTTATAGATATAAGTTTCGATTGTTTTACCTAATCTGAAGAATGAACGTCTTGGAACACCTCTACCGAAATGATGATATTCAGCTTTATTCCTTTCAGAAGCATCATTGAAGTATATATCTGCTCCGCCATTGAATTTCTTGACTTGCATAGCTCTAAGCATTGCACCTGACCAATGTAGATTTGGAATAGGTTTTTTCTTCTTATCGAGTTTACGTTTAGCATAAACCGTGTTAAGTTTCCTGAATTTACCACCTGATGCTGTTTGTGCTTTGTTAGTTCTTTTCCTTATCATATTACGTGCTTCAGAAACAACTTTGAAAATTTCCTTTGGCGACCTTTCGATTGTTTTACTTAATTTGCTTAAATCTCTTTTTATGCCTGAAGCACCTGTGACAATTATTGGCATTATCTTACAAGCCTGTGTGTGATAATTGATTCTTCTTTATATTCATCAACTGTGCCGTCTTGGTCTTCATCAATATTCTTCAATGGAAATGTAATATCAAGCTTATCCTTATATCGTTTGTAATATCTGTCAGCTTTAATTCTGAATATATCATTTTCATCACCACTTGTCATTAAATCTTCAAAGATTAATGATAGAGTTAAATAGTGTGAACAGTAATCAAATATGTCTTTATTATTGATAACATCTAAAAGAATATCACCATCTGAATAATCCATATTAGAATCAAGTCCTGCATTGATTAACATTCGCTCTAAGTCATCACCCATAAATGCTTTTGCAAGTTCAATTTTATCACTCCAACGACTGACTACATATACATCAAATCTTATAGTAGAAACACCAACATTTGCGGTAAGTGCTGTTCGTATATAATTTTCTGCGTGTGATGGGATTACCCATTTGAATAAAGTATCGCCAGAAGTAAAAGTAGTAGTTGTAACACCAGTATTATATACCAGTTGACCTGTATCTATTTCCGCATAAGTAACACCATCATCCGAGTCTTGGATAGCAAAAGCAACTTGTTTAAATGCTTCTGTAGTTCCAGTAGCACTAACAACCCCAATTACTTCATAAATACCTTGACCGCCACTTATGTCTATCCCAGTTCCGTTTGTGTTTTCTTGTGGGCTTAAACTTTGAGCTAAATATGTCTTAGTACCGAGTGATGTGAATTGCGTTATTTCTTCTTCTATCTTTGCAAGGTCGGCTGGGGTTGTGAATGTGGTCAATGCCCAAGTTGCCATAAATTACTCCTTAATGAATTTCTCGTATAATGTGAAATGTCGCTCAGTTAGTTTCTTTTCTTTATCAAGTTTTTTAAGACTATCAATTACAATGTCAGTTGCTTTTTCACCTATTACAATTTCACGTTCTTCATTGCCTTTTAGATTCCAAGATACCTGTTCACCCTTCTGCTTGATTTCAAACTCGTCAAAATCTGCTTCACTTAAAGCAACAACATCTTTCAAATCTTTGACAATTTTCAATGTCACAAAATCACCTTCTGCTGGTAATATTGGTATTAACATAAGTCTTTCAAATACGTTCAATTTCATTTTATTTTCCCCTTTTTGTTTTTATGCTATTGTTACTGCATTATATACTGGTATCAATAGTGTTGCTTCACCTACTTTAACTACTATCGAACCATCACAAACTGCTGTCTGATTTGGTGTTGCCCTTATAGCACCTACACCGCCCTTACTGGCTGCACTTGTTTCTAAAAAATTGGTTACTGTACCAGAAGAATAAAATACAGAAGTAGCATCTCCGTATGTTATAGCATTAGTAGATGATGCACCAATTTCTATTGAATCTTCTGCATCCGACAAGAATAAATACTTTATAGAAGTTCCAATACCAACTCTAAGTGTTCGACTATGTTCACTTAATAAATGACCTGACCCTGCTGTTAGCCCTGTTATTACTGCAAGATACCCATTATCGTCAAAGTCACCATCTGTGTCTCCTGATGTGTTTAATTTCATCCAAGTTGCATGATTACCATTTAATCCACCAGCTGTTTTTGTAGTTGTTCCGCCGGCTGTGTATTCAAGTTTTAAAACATTGAAAGCTCCACCTACTGATGATATGTCTGCATTAGGCATTTTGATTTCTGCATTTAATGCTGCTGAATTTCCTTTTATGTAACCTGCATCTCCATATTCTACATAAGCTCTTATTGCCTGTAAATTTGTTTGCATAGCAACGTTAGTATATGCGTGGAATACAGCTCTCCCACCATATCCATTTACTCCGGTCATTACTGATTTGAAGTAAAATGGCTCTGTATTCGTACTTGAAGTATTTGAACTGGTTGAATAAATACCAACTAAAGGTGTTCCTGCTGTGCATGCTAAAGGTGCTGTGGATGTTCCCATAGTAAGAGTGGTTACATCGGTAAGAGTATCAATGTTAGATTCTGTAAAGATTTCAACATCACTCCACTTCATTTTATATATTTCACCATCTGAATCGGTTACATATATGACATCCGTTGCCGATATAGCCCGATTCGCAAATGATTCTGTCATCATCGGCATAATTTACTCCTTTTTTTTATTTTCATAAGAGGCAAGGCAGGGGGGAAAAATTCCCGCCCCACCCCACGTGATTCTTATACTCTTGAAACTATAAATGCGTCAATAGTTCCTGGTACTGTTCCAGTTAAGATCATCTTCAGCTGAACGTATGTGTGTCCACAAAGTCTCATCATTGTCTGAGGAATACCAATTTCAGCAATAAGGTCACCCTTAGTAAATGAGAAACCATTTGTAGTTGCTGTCATTAATACACCATAAGTTGCTGCATCTGCTGCAATCTCAGTTGTTTCTTCGTGGATGAATGTACCTGTTGCATTGACCTGTCCACCTGCATTAGCTTTTGATAATGGAGCTTCACAATCAGCAAGTGTATCATCATCTCCAGTCTGAATATAAAACTCCAAAGCATCAGTATCACCCACATCAATTTGTGTATCGCCACAATATATCTCAACCCACAAAGATCCGTTTGTTTCATTACCAACAAATACTGCTGCATCAGAATCTGTATTTGCAATAGTTTCGTTATCAAAAAGTTCAGCGAGGATTGTTTTACCGTGATAATTATTAGCCATAATATCCTCCTATCCTAAGTTAACCCATAAGGCAGATTGCTAATAGCTTCTGTCTCAAGGATATTTTCATCAACCACAATACGAATGCCATTGTATCGTGTGATTACATTGTTATAGTCATCAGTTTCAGGAGTAGTTGCTAAATCAGAAACATTCAATGTTTCGATTGCACGTTTACCCATTCTGCTTGTATAGATAATAGTGTCAGCAGCAGTTCCCTTTACACTATCAATAGCTCCTTTGAGTATGGGATCAGTTGGTACATTAGATTCTTCAATTCCTACTATTGCGTGGATTGAATGAATACTTGCACTCAAGAAAGCTAAGTCAGTTTCGTATAGAACTTGATATACAGGTTTTTTTGTTCCTTCACCGATATATTCAAGTATAGGTTGAAAATTGTTCATCACAGTAGTTTTAATGAAGTTTCCTGCACCTACTGTTAAACTATTATACACAAGACCATTTACTCCGGGCTTATACTTAACTATAAAGATACTTGTGGAACTTGTAGAACCACCACCATCAGTATAATAAGTAGAACCAGCAGCATCAGCCATTTCGTGCCAACCTCTGAATGCTTGAACATCACCGTAGCTTGAATTAGTACCATAAATGATACCTTTTGCAATCTTCTGTCCAATTGCTTCCATTACAGCAGGTCGGTTTTGTCTAAAATATTTCTTTTTACCTATCTCGTCACAGATAGCTTTGTCTTCTGATTGAACGAGTCCAATCATTTTTAAATCCAGTTGATGAATTTCATCATTAACTGTTTGGTCGGTATATGTTCCACCAATCTCACGGAATGAGGCTGTTGGAAGTGCGCTTACTTTTTTGTATTTGTGAAATTTACCGTGTGAGCTTCCAAATACAGTAGCAGTCTGCAATATACCCGACGCATTTACAAGATCATCAATCATAGCGGCATCTTTTACCGCTTTATCAGTGACCAGTTTTCTTAATGTAGCATCAGCCATTTTACTTCTCCTTATTTAGAAAGGACATCTAAGGTTAATCAGGGAAGTCGTCAAACGCATCTCCTTGTTTAACAATATTAGCACCTTCTTGGTTTTTACCATCATCAAATCCACCTTCATCTATATTTAATGCACCAAATTCCTTAGCATATTCGTATATAGTAGAATTGGATTTAATCTGTTCAATAGTAAGAGTTTCACCTTTCCCTGCTAATGTGAACTTATCTAAAACCTTTTTATAAGTTTCATATTTAGGGTCTGTTTCTTCAACGGACAGTCCCGTGACTATCTTATTGAATTTATCAGTTGTGTCCTTGAGTTCTTTGGCTTGGAAAGTCTCATACTTGTCTTTAAAGCCACTAAGTTCACCAATTTCTTCCTTTTGTGTTACTAAAGTCTTTTCTAATTTATCAAACTTAGACTGTAGTTCAGCATTGTCGGCTTTGTATTCTTGTGCTTGGTCAACTTTTTCCTTAAATCGTGAGTAAGGAATCCCATCAGTTTTTTTCGACTCTGCGGTCGTAAGCAAACTTTCAATCTTAGCTTGCAGTTCGGTATTCTCGACACCGTGTTCCGTGAACAATTCTCTAATTGTTGCCATCTTTTTTCTCCTCATTTTTAACGGGTTGTGTCCCGACTTTTATTTGTCCTTCTTTACGGTTTTACGTTCTTTTTTATTTTGTTTCTTTAGTTCTTGTAATATCTCAAATAGTAAGTTTGCTTCTGTGGTAGCAGAACTTGCAACTTTATCTATTCTTCCAGATTGTGATGTGGCAGAAATAGTCGCTCGTTTTCTTGTGAATTTCATATTATCCTCCGTTTTTTATTTCTACTGTGTCATCGCCTTTTACTAATGTTTTAATTCCCTTGCGAATGTATAATCTGTAGCCTTTGTTTAATAACTGATTTGTTAATGTTGTTTTATCGCCTTCGTAGGGTAGATCATAAGTTGCTATGTAATTTGAGTCACCGTCAATTTTTCTACGCTTCCGCTTTGAATCTTTTAAATATGACATAATTTTCCCCTTTGATTCTTTTTACTTGACATAATATCTATAATAATTAATTTGACATTGAAATTAATAGGAGGTAGTAATGAGTTCTACAATACAAAACATTTGTACGATTACAGATGGTGAATTAAAAAATTATGGATACGACCCAAAACGATTAGGATATTCAGAAGAAGAAATTAGACTAATGAAAAACTTTATTAAATATGCAAAAAGAACAAATCTACATATTGAACATTTTGAACATACCGGAGACAACTTTGTAGAAACAGATAAAGATGGTGTGGATTGGGTATTAAGATAATTGGAGGTTAAAATGAGATATTACACATTGGCTACAAAGACAAGTTTAACATACGGTCACGGTGATAATGGTGACGAATACCATATCTGTCCTATTGATTCAGATTTAGATAATAAAAAGTTTCACCCATTATTTACAATAAAAGGACAGGCAGAAGATTATATGAAATTATTAAAGTTTAATTACAATATGGTTATTGTAGAATTAACCACATACGGAAGCAAGACAATACAACTAATTGACCCCGTTGATAAGAATGATATGAATGCACAATTTGAGAATAGGGATTAATTGTAATGAATGACTTAGAAAAACATATTCTCGAATGTGTTAAAGAAGAAATGCCATCTATAAGGAAAATGATTAAAGAAAAATATAGTGATGGTAAAACAAAAGAATTTAAAGTACCGTTTTGGTGTGATTGTGTAAATGACTGGATTGTATATAATATTGAAACAGATAAATTCACCAAGATATATTATAGCGTTGGTAGAGGCGAATGCTCTTTATCAACATCTATTAATTCGGGATTCTTTAACGATACTGAATATAAAGAGCTTACTTTGCAATAAATGTTCCAAAACTTTTTACGCATCTGCGATCCTGTATTATAAGTGAATAAATCGTTTTCTCTTGTGTAGTGGAGTGATTACACCCTTTTTTGTTTAATGTTGCTTAGGATTGAAGTTTGACGTGCAGGTTTGGATTTTATCTGTTACGACC